AAAATCTTGCTGGAGGTGTTGCTGGTCAACAATTCCAAGACCCTGCAACTCCTAGTCCATTCTCAACGGCTCTAAGCACAGCACTAGGTATCGGCGGACTATTCGGCAAATTTAGGAGCTAGAATGTCTAAAAAAAGTAAAAAAGGTTTTGGAAGTAAAATAATATCATCTTTAAATCCTTTAGATCCAGGTAAAAGCACAATAAGAAAAATACTAGAATCAGGTGCTTTGATTGCTGATCCTCTTGCTAGAGGACTTGGATTATATAAAAAAGGCGGACGTGTTGGTTGCGGTATTGCTAAACGTGGATTTGGAAAAGCATTGAGGAAGAAATAATGAAACCATTAAATAGACCTATGTTTAGATATGGTGGCCCTATCAAAGAAGGCATTATGTCTGGTATGAAAGATAGACCAGGATATAATGTGGGTAGAATAGTAACAGGTGCATTAAGTCAAATACCTAAATTTTTTAAATCACAAGCTGGAAAAGTTACAGGTGGTGGTCAAGGTATAGCAGGTAAATATCAACCTGCTCCACTAACAACTATGGAAAAAATAAGAGGGTTTTTTCAAACAGCTCCAGCAGGAAAGTTTGCTGCAGGAACCACTGAAGGTAAATTAATAGGAAATATAATTGCAGGAAGTGGTGTAGTTCCAAAAGTTATTAAAGGCACAGCTAAAACTGCTGCTAAGTCACCATTAATTGCAGGATCTATTCTTTATTATGGTGGCGGTGCTCTATTACCTGATGGTACACCTGATCCAAACGATCCTAAAAACTATAAACCAGCTGGTGAACGTGGTAAATCTGGAGCACCAGGAGGCGGGGACCCAGATATGTTTTTAACTCCTAGAGATCCAAAAATAAATACAGAAAAACTTACAAAAGATAGAATAGACGCAACTAAAGAACGATACTATAAATTAATGGGTCTAGATAAAATGAAAAAAGATTCTATCTACGATTCTTTAATTGATGCAAGTAAAATTGTACAACAAGAAGGTGGCGATTTAAAAGGAGCTATCAAATCAGGTAGTCTACAATCACAAATTATAAACGCTATATCTAAAAACTTAGACGATAGTGCTAAACTAAAACGACAAGTAGATGCTGCAGTTCTTAAAGGTGAAATAGAAAAAGATATTGCTGGTGCTAAACCAGGTAGTTACTTAAAACAAGCAGAGGATTACGCTGCAATGAAAGGTGTATCCATAGATCAAGCGTATAAAGATTTAGGTTTTGATAAACGAGGTGACTTATTTGAAGGTGTTCAAAAATATTTTGCAACAGCAAAAGTTGCACCTGCAGGTAATGATCTAGCAACTTTAGCTCGTAGTTACAAAGTAGATATTGCTGGAATCGAAGATACTACGACTGTTAAAAATAAAATGAAAGAAAAAGGTTATGATGAAATTGGATATCTAACAGAAATGTTATCTAACCCAGATGTAGCAAAAAATGTTGCTCCTGGTAACTATGTAATTAATACGAGAATATTAAACGTCGACGCAGATAAAAATGTAACATCTGTTTTTTAGGAGTCTAAATGTCGATATTCTTACAGGGAAACAATCAATTAGAAAGTCCTGACAATCAAAAAGTTGGAACAATAGAGTCTATTTTATCTGGTGTCGCATCAGGTCTAATACAAATACCAAAAGGTTTCTTTTCTTTGGGTGCAACTCTTATGGATCTTGGTGTTGATCAAGGCAGAGCTGCAAGAGTGGAATCTTTTTTTGATGATCTCACAGAGTTTGATGAAAAGGCAGAAGCAACCACAGCTGGTAGAATTACAGAAGCATTAGTAAATATAGGTATACCTGCAGCAAGAGGTTTTAAAGTTGCATCTAAAATGGCAGACGATGCCATGCGTGCTGGTAGAAACAATAAATATTTTAAAGCTACTAATCCTAATCTTAAAAAAGGTGTAGACGAAGCACTAGAGCTAAATGCACGTGGTAAAACAAATAAATTTATTGCGGGTGCATTAGGAGGCGGTTTAGCTGAAGCTGTATTTGTAGGTGACGTAGAAAAAATAGGTACGTTTGGTGATCTTATCGGTGGACCAACAGAGATAACAAGATCAACAGACGATGATCCTACAAGAGAATTATTAAATAGAATTAAATTTGGTACAGAAGGTGCATTATTTACGGGTGTTATAGGTGGTACAGGTAAAGTTATTAAAAGATTAACTGATCGAAACAAACAATTAGATGTAGCAAACTCTAAACTAGATGCATTCATAGATAAGATTGCATCAGGGTTCAGGGCCCGAAGTGGTAAAACTCAAGAATTCTTTGACATAGAAAGAACTAATATTGGTGAAAGAGCTTCTGATGCTGCAGCTGCAAGAAATATATCTAGAGAACTAGATCAAGCAATTGATAAAGTATTTCCACCAATGCGTACAGTATTAAATCAAGCAGAGGCTGCAAAAAGAAAACAGATGTTGACAAAAGTAAATGATCTTTTGTTATCTGGTAAAGCAGAACTTGATGATTCAGGTATTGCAACATTTGGTAAACTAGATGAAACAAAAAAAGCTGCGTTAGTAAAAGAATTAAAAGATATGAAAGTAGATGACCAAGTTATTACAGATATACTTGGTAGTCTTTCTACAATAAGAACTAGATGGTCTGATCTATTTTCTAAACTAGGTAGATCATTAGGACAAAACGAAATTAAAGAATTTAAAACTTTGTTTGGTAATAAATTTAAAAACTACCTAGGATCTACATACGATATATTTCAAAATCAAAGTATCTTTCCATGGGTAAGATACAAACCAACACAAGAAGCAATTAACGAAGCTAAAGAAGTATTTAAATCTAGCGCTAGAGAAGCTGGTGAAGAGATGACAGATCTTCAAGCAGAACAAGCTGTATCTAGAGTATTAAAAACTGCAAGACTACCAAAAGGTATGAGAATGGATAGACCATCAGATGCTATCTTTGAAGTACCAGGATTTTTTGTAAACAGAACTACGTTAGATGAAGTAGTAACAGCTAGAGGATCTGCACTAGTATCTGCAGGTGCAATTAAAGAAGCTGATAGAGTTGTGTTCGAAAAACTTTTAGGTAAGCAAGCTAATCCTATGCAAACAATTATAGGTGGCACTGCTAAGTTATCTATGATCACAAGAAGAAATTTATTTTTTCAAGACTTACTTAAAAAATCAAATGAATTAAAAGCTGCTGGTGGTAAACCTATGTTTGCAGAAACAGCAGACGAGGCAAGGCTATTATTTGGTGATGATTATCAACAGATAAGAATTGACCAAGCTAAGACACTTAGCGTTGCTGCTAAAGGTGGGTCTGTAAATCCACTTAATGAATTATATACTACACCAGGTATAGCAAAAGCATTAGAAGGTACGTCACTTACATTTGATAAGGCAGGTGTACTAGGTCAACTCTATCAAAGCTTAGTTCTATACCCAAAAGGTTTATCACAAATAGCAAAAACAATTTTATCACCGGTAACACATGTTAGAAACTTTGTATCTGCTGGTGCGTTTGCAACAGCAAATGGTATCATACCTAATCCAGAAGCAATTAGAACAGCATATCAAGCATTACAAACACCTCTTAAAGGTACAAGAATGCAAAATGATTTGTATGAAGAGTTATTACGATTAGGTGTTGTAAACTCTAACGTAAGACTTGGAGATTTAACAAGACTGCTTGAAGATGTAAACTTTGGTGAAACCATGACGTCAGACAAAGGTCTTAGAATGTTACTTAAACCATTATCAAAACTAAAATCTGTATCACAAGATTTATACACAGCTGAAGATGATTTTTGGAAAATAGCATCATGGGCTACAGAAAAAACAAGGATTGAAAAACAATTTGCTGACAAAGGTATTACAAGAGGCATGACAATAAATAGAAATGGTGCAGACATTGTAATAGATGAACAGTTTTTTAAAGAAGAGGCAGCTGATATTGTAAGAAATAATATACCAAACTATGATTATGTATCTGATTTTGTAAAATCATTAAGAAAATTACCTATCGGTAACTTTGTATCGTTTCCTGCAGAGATAGCTAGAACAGGTACAAACATCGTAAGAAGAGCGTTAAGAGAGATAAATGAAACAGTAACATTGGCTGATGGAACTGTAGTAAAACCTTTTGAAACGATTGGATACACTAGACTATTTGGTTTTGGTACAACAGTTGCAGCTGTACCATATGCAACACAAAAAGCTTTTCAAGCTATTTACGATGTAACTGATGAAGAGAGGGAAGCTATTAGAAGATATGTTGCTGACTGGTCAAAAAACTCAACAATACTGCCAATAAAAGACAAGAATGGTAATTTTAAATACATAGATTTTAGTCATGCTAATGCATACGACACACTAGTTAGACCGGTACAAACAGTTATCAACGCGGTTGCTGATGGTAGAACGGATGAAGACGGTATTATGGATGACTTTTTAGCCGGTACGTTTATATCTATGCGAGAGTTTGCACAGCCATTTATATCAGAATCTATTTGGACAGAGGCAGTAACAGACTTAATAGCTAGAGGTGGTAGAACAAGAGAGGGTTTTCAAGTATTTAACCCACAAGATCTACCTGGAGATAAAGCAACTAAGATAATGAAACATTTAGTAAGAGCACAAATGCCTTTCTCATTTGAACAATTGAAAAGATTAGATAGATCAATCGAATCTGTAGATGTTTTAACTAAAGGTAAGTTTGATGAGTATGGACAAACGTTTGAGTTTGGTGATGAGTTTCAAGGATTGTTTGGTTTTAGAGAAGTAAAAGTAAACCCTGAACGTGGTCTTGATTTTAAAATTGCAGATTATCAAAGAGGTGTTAGACAATCTAGACAATTGTTTACTAGAGAATCTTTACGTGGTGGTCCAGTAGAACCAAGAGACATTGTTGATGCATATATAAATGCAAACAGAGCTTTGTTTGATGTAAGAAAAAATTTTAAATCAGACATAGATGCTGCAAGAGTTTTAAATATAAGTGACGATGCATTTAGATCTTCAACAGCTAGATTATCAAACGTAGATGTTGCAACAATAGATAACAATATATTTAGACCAATAAATATATCTCCAGATATACGATTAGCTTTTAGAGAAAATGCTGATAAACTTGGAATAGCAGATCCTCTTGATACAGCAGCAAGTGTTATACAAGATATACAATCTAAAATGAGAGATGTTTCTTTAACTGATGTAGAGTTTCCTGTATTTGAAAACCCTCTGTTACCTATTATGGAAGACACACTTGCAACACCAACATCATTAAATTTACCAAGTATTGATGCAAATATAGTTAATAATCCTGGTGCAGCAGGTTCTTTTTCAGGCTTGACAACAGAACAAAAACTGCGAATATTGTTCCCAACAGGATAATTATGACTAAGAAATCGGCATTACAAAAAATAGAAGATCATGAAAAGCTTTGCAGAATTATGCAGAAGCAGACGTTCGAACAAATAAAAGAAATGAGAGAACGTATTAAAAGAATTGAATACATGATTGTAGCTGGCATGGGATCAATAATCTTAGCTTTAGTCATGAATTATATGAAATAATGACAGCTGGCTTTGGTATTGGAATGTTTTTTTATGGCATGACATGCATACTTATAGGGGCTATTGCTGTATACTATGTAATAAATAAATTAAATAAAACTCCAGAACAAATTCAACAAGAAGAAAACGAAAAATATTTAAACGAATTAAAAGGTAAACTATGAATCTTTCACGTAACTTCACCCTTCAAGAGCTTATTAAATCGGACACTGCCATCAGGTTAGATATTAATAACAATCCTAACTCAGGTCAGATAGAAAAACTAAAAGCACTTTGTGAAAATATTTTACAGCCAGTCCGAGACCATTTTGGCAGGGTCAAGGTGACTAGTGGTTTCCGTAGTGAACAACTTTGTATTAAGATAGGTAGCTCTGTAAATTCACAGCATGCCAAGGCCGAGGCCGCAGACTTCGAAGTGATGGGCACAGACAACGCTGAGCTAGCTGACTGGATCAACAAGAACCTAGACTATGATCAATTAATATTAGAATTCTACACTCCAGGTGAGCCGAACAGCGGATGGATACATTGTAGCTATACACCTGACCAACCAAGAAAACAATTTTTACACGCGTACAAATCAGAAGGTAAAACTAAATACAAACCTGTTATAGGAAAAGCGACAGACTTAGTTTAACATCCAAAGCATACAAGCAACAAGACTAATCCAAAGTCCCATTCTAATTACAACTCCTGGTCTTAAATCCATGCTTTTAATTCCTCTCCCATTATTTGTGTAGCGATATCTACTTTCTTACGCAGAGCTTTTACAATACGCGTATCTACAGTATTCTCACAGATAATGTCAATGTAGGTCATAGGTTTTTCTTGGCCAATACGATCTATTCTAGCCTCTGACTGCTGTCTTTTCTCTAGGTCATAACCATTTGAATAATATATCATGGTGCTAGCAGCTGTAAGTGTAATACCATAACCACCAGTCTGGGTAGTCCCTACAAAGAACCGGACTCCAGAATCAGGGTCCTGGAATTTCTGTATGTTTTTCTGTCTATCTTCTTGTGGTGTAAGACCATAATAATCTACGAAAGAACCCTCACCATATTCTTTATGTAAAGCCTGTATAATATTATGTACATCTCTTTGAAACTGGGCCCAAATAACAACCTTGCCCTCCACTTCATCTAACAGGTCTAACAACTCACCAATTCTATTGTTGGGTAATTCTTTTATTGTGCCATCATCAGCTGTAAAATGACCACAAGTTATCTGTTGTAGTCTCATTAATTGAGTCAATACTGTAGCTGTAGTCATCATCTTACCATCAAGCTGAGCGTGGGCTAGCTTCTGCATCTGTAAGTATGCTTTAGTTTGATCTGGTGTAAGCAATACTTCTCTCTTCATAAATGTTTTCTTAGGTAGATCTAGACACTCATCTTTTAATACTCTGTAAGAGAACGCTTTTAGTTTTTCAGATAATTCATCTAGATTTCTATATCCAACTACAATCTGTACAGATCGGCCACTAAAGTTTGCTGTTCTCATGACAGCGTATCTAGTTCTAAATGCGTAGTAAGAATTAAAACCTAACAACTCATCTTCTAAAAACTCACATTGTTTATATAAATCTAGTGGTGATTTAGTTACTGGTGAGCCTGTAAGTATTCTTCTGTATGTTGCAAGCTTACCAAGAGTTACAATATTTTTTGTACGTTTAGCCTCTGGGTTTTTTATTGTAGTAGACTCATCGATAGCCATCAATGCTCTGTGTGAGTTTAAAAATTTTTCTGCAAATGCTACACCTTTTTTAGTAGACAAAGATTCTACGTTCATAACTAATATGTGTAGGTCTTCACCTGTTTCAAACAATGAATCTAATTTTCTTTGTTGCTTTACATTAATTAATGATTGCCACAAAATATTTTTATACTCTATGTGATCTACTAAGTGTGTAGGTATTTCACCTTCATGCCAGTTTTTTACTACACCTTTTGGTGCCACAATTAAGACACCATTGATCTTACCATTGTCATAAAGCATGGATATATTATCTATTAAGACTTTAGATTTACCTGTACCCATCTCCATAAAATATGCAAAGTATGGACGCTCCCATGACATTTCTAAAGCTTTAAGCTGATGAGCATACGGCTTAGTTTTAAATTTATAATTCATAATATTTTTTCTTCTTTCTAGTTGACATCTATATATACATGTTTATATTGTTTGTCAATGTCAGAAAGAATAGTTTATTTAGTACAAGATGTACCTGGTACAAAAGCTGGAACACCTAGAATAAATATTGTAGGTGCTAGAGAATACGGTGAAGTAAAATCGTTGTTACCAGAACTTTCACAAATAATTTTTTCTCCAGGTCCATTAATTTTTAAATTAAGAAAACTTTTAAAAGATTTTAGACCAGAGGATTATTTATTATTAACAGGTGATCCTGCAATCATTGGTGTTGCATGTTCTATTGTTTCTGATATTACAAATGGTAGATACAACTTATTGAAGTGGGATAAACAAGAAAGAAAATATTATCCTATAACAATTAACTTATACGAGAAAGGAGAAGTAAATGAGTAGTATTGATTTTGAACAAGACCAAAGAGAAGATTTGAATTCTGTTAACGATGCAAAATCTTTATCGGATCAAGTCGTAAAACTAAAATCATTAGAGGACGACTTAATAGAAAAAGAAAAAGAATTAAAAGAACTGAAACGACACATTGAATTAGTTTCTGGTGAGGTAATACCTACCATGATGCAAGAGATGAACATCTCTACATTGAAACTAGCAGATGGTTCTTCAGTTGAAGTAAAACCAGTTTATGGTGCTTCTATTACAGTAGCTAATAAAGAAGCAGCTTATACATGGCTTCGAGAAAACGGCCTGGGTGATCTTATTAAAAATGAGATTACAGTTTCCTTTGGTCGTAACGAAGATAACAAGGCATCGCAATATGCGATCCTTGCTAAGGGTCAAGGGTTTGAACCTGTCCAGAAATTAAAGGTTGAACCAATGACACTTAAAGCATTGGTCAGAGAGCGTCTGGAATCTGGACAAGAGATGCCCTCTGATCTATTTAATGTGTTCGCAGGAAACAGGACAAAAGTAACGAGGAGTAAATAAACATGAACCAAGTAGCAGAGAAAAAGTCTGCAGGTCTTCCAGCTAATATGTTTGAAGATGATGCAGCAAAAGGTTTAGGTGCAATAGGTCAAGAAGATCTTGCCTTACCTTTTTTAAAAATCCTTGGACAACTTTCACCAGAAGTTAATAAACGTGATGGTAAGTATGTCGAAGGTGCAGAACCAGGAATGATATTCAATTCTGTTTCTGGAGAACTCTATGATGGAGTGAAAGGTATTGATGTAATACCATGCTTTTATAAGTTGGAGTACATCGAATGGAAAGATAGAGGAGAAGGTCTAGGTGCACCAGTTGCAATCTATGATTCATCTTCTGATATCATGTCCAAAACAAAACCTGATGCAAACTACAAAGATAGATTACCAAATGGTAATTATATTGAGAAGACTGCATCTCACTTTGTTATAGTGTCGGGAGATAGTCCATCGACAGCGTTGATCTCTATGAAATCTACTCAATTAAAAATTAGTAGAAAATGGAACTCAATGATGTCTGGTATCAAGATGAAGGGTGCAAACGGAATGTTTACACCGGCATCTTTCAGCCACATTTACAAACTAAAGACTACCCAAATGTCTAATGATAAGGGCACATGGTTTGGTTGGGAAGTTAGTAAAGTTGGCCCAGTAACTGACAAAGGTCTTTACGATCAAGCTAAAGGTTTTAGTGAAAATATTTCTAAAGGAAGTGTTAAAGCTAAACATGGCGAAGATAAACCAAAGGACCAAGCTAGCATTATATAATTCCTTCGGGATATGTGCACAGTGTGGGCCGAAAGCGAGAGTGGACGGCCCACATAGACAGTTATTATGGAAAGATACATAGAATATTTTAACGGATACAGGAATGCCTATGGTGTAGCTGACTTCAGTCACCAGGATTCTAAAATAGATCCTGAGACAGGTAAAAAGAAACCTGTCTACAGGTGGAACTTTGAAGAACTCACACAAGATATTTATCAACAACATTTAGATGGTAAATTATCTATTGGTATACAACCATGCACAGAAGATTCAGAAGTTAGATTTGGCGTCATAGATATAGATCCAAAAGATTATGCTGATTTTAATAAAAAAGATTACATAGACATCATACAACAATACGAATTACCTTTACTACCAGTCGAATCTAAGAGTGGTGGTCTACATTTATTTTTATTTATGGATACATTTACAGATTCTAAAACTGTAAAATCTTTTCTTACAAATTTATTATCTTTGTTTGGACTCAAACAAGATACAGAAATATTTCCAAAACAAACACAGCTAACAAAAGATAGTGAGACAGGTCAACTACGACCAGGACAGTTTATAAACCTACCATACTTTGGGGAGGAACGTAAAGCTTTGAACGTTGACGGTACGCCATTTACGCTGGATCAGTTTATGAAAGTGATCAGTGCAAACCTGGTTACAAAAGAAAGACTGAAAGGAATTACAGAAGAGATCGAAACAAAAAGTATGGAAGGTGTGGATGAAGAATTTACAGAAGGTCCACCATGTCTAGCAGCAATATCTAAATTATCTAAGAACGAAAACTTTGATGGCAAGGATAGGTTTATGTACAACTATCATGTCATGGTTAAAATGAAATACCCAGACAATTGGCAACAGAAAGTTATGAATGCACCAGTAAAATATTTTGCTGGCGTACATGCAAATGCGTGGGATCAAAAGTTTTTAAATCAAAAAGTAAAATCATGGAACAGAAGTTCTAAAGGATATACCTGTACACAAAGTCCACTAAGTGAGAATTGTAAAAAAGGTATTTGTGTTAAGAAAAAGTTTGGAGTCTTAGCAGGATCAAAAGGTTCTTATCCTGTGTTAACAAATCTAAAGAAGATAGATTTAGATCCAGAACCTGAGTACGAGTTTGATGTAACAAAACCTGATGGTATCGGTACAGCGACAGTGCACTGTAGGAATGTAGAACACTTAAATGATCAACGTAAAAGACGTAACTCAATATCAAAAGCTGCAGGATTCTTACCACCACTAATCAAGAACGATGAAGAGCAAGCTGTGATGGATGCACTTTATCAAACACAAAAGATTGTACAGCCACCGGTAGGTACATCACCAAAAGAAAAATTACATGATGTTATACATGCAAAGATACATGGACCAAAAGCTACAAGCGATGCTGCTTTTAAAACTGGAGCTGTGTTGATGGAAGGCGAGTATGCTTTCTTTAAGTTTGATAAATTTTATGACAAACTAAAAGCAAAGAATTGGAAGTATAGTGAAGATAAAACAGGACGTATGATGCAGGTGTTATATCAAGAATGTGAGATAGAATTTTTAGAACAAAAAAGGTTTCCATCAAAGAAAGCTGGTGAATATAATTCATCAACGAAAAATATTATACAAATAAACGTAAAAACATTTGAAGAGGTGCCTATCCACCACACACCGACAAAACATAAGACGGATATAATATGATTAGTAGAAAATTATTCGGTCCTCCAGGAACAGGGAAAACAACAAAGCTATTGAAATATGTTAAAACATTTTTAAAACTAGGAACACCTATTGATAAAATAGGATACTTTGCTTTTACTACCAAAGCTGCAAACGAAGCTATCGATAGAATGTTAGATGCATATCCAAAGTATCAAAGAAAAGATCTCAAACATTTTAGAACGTTGCACTCTCTTGCTTTCAATCAATTGGGTATGAAGAAAGCTCAGGTTATGCAGGATGAACACTATGAAGACATAGGTAGACAACTAGGTATAGAGGTTACAGTCTATTCTAATGGTGAAGAGTCTACAGGTTTTATTAATTCTGATAGTGAGTATTTTAATCTAATAAACTCAGCTAGGATAAAAAATATTACGATAGAAGAAGAATACAATACGGACATGTACTCAGGAGACATGGACAAAAGGTTGTTAAAAATCATAGCTGATGAAGTAATAAATTACAAAAAATCTTACGGCCTTATAGACTTTACTGATATGATTGACAAATTTATTGTGTCAGGATTGTGTCCGAAATATGATGTAGCTTTTGTTGATGAAGCTCAAGATTTATCACCAATACAGTGGAAAATGTTCAATATTATCAAGGAAAATAGCAAATATGTTATACTAGCAGGTGATGATGATCAAGCAATTTATGGCTGGGCAGGCGCAGATGTAAAAAAATTTCAGCAAGAAATTTCAAAGAAGGACATAATTTTGCCACAATCTTACAGGGTTCCGCAAAACGTACAACATATAGCAGACAAGATATTAAAATTAATTCCAGAGGATAGACGTGTACAAAAAAATTGGAAAGCAAGAGAAGAACAAGGCACAGTAAATTATGTCTATAGTCTTGAAGATGTACCGATTGATGGAGGTAATTGGTTGGTTCTTGCAAGATACAATGATAAATTAAATAGACTCAAACCTTTTTTAAAAGAACGTGGTATTTATTTTGAGTATAAAGATCGTAAAAGTTATAAGGTAACCTTGTTTAGAACCATTCTAAACTACATACGTTGGCAAAAAGGCGAAGACTTATCTTTAGCAGAAGTAAGAGGTGTTTTAGAATATAGTCCATTGCTTATTATGGATGAGCCCACAGAAGAAAAAATGTATGATTTAGAAGAACTTGGTTTTGACAAGAAGGCACCTTGGTATGATGTGTTTACTTCTGATTATGAAGAGTGTTTATACATAAGAGAAATGTTAAGCAAAGGAGAAGAATTAAGAAAGGACCCAAGAGTAAAATTATCTACAATACATTCTGCAAAAGGTGGAGAAGCAGATAATGTATTATTGATATTAGATAATACAAAAACAATAAGAGATGCAGTTGAAAAAAGTTCTGACAAACAAGATGAGGAACATAGAGTTTGGTATGTTGGAGTAACAAGAACAAAACAAAACCTGTACATCATGGCAGCAAAAAAGGAGGATCAAGGTTATGACATCGAAAGTTTGGGATAAACAACACGGAGGATCACATTATCAAAAATATAAAATTCAACCAAGTAAGTTTGTAGTTGAGAATGAGTTGTTATATCCTGAGGGTTGTGCTATAAAATATATTATTAGACATCGTGATAAGGGAAAGAAGCAAGACATATTGAAAGCAATACATTTTTTAGAAATGATACTTGAAAGGGACTATGCCGACAAAAGCAATGGTTAAAAGAAATATTGTAATAGATAAAAAATATAGATTTCAATTAGAAATTTATTTAGGTTTAGATTGTCACGATGATATTACATGGGAAATATTTCCAGAAGACTATCATGCAGCATTGTATGCTTTTTCAAACAAAGATAAATTAAATCAAATTATAAAACAAAAACATATTTATGAAGATACCAAAGTTCGAAGCACAAACTGAGTGGGTTAAACCTACAGAGTTTCCAGACCTGCGTGATGTAGATGAAATAGCAATTGACCTGGAGACAAAAGATCCTGATCTAATTAAAAAAGGATCTGGTTCTGTTATTGGTAATGGTGAGGTTATAGGCATCGCTGTTGCTACAAAATTTTATAAAGGTTATTTTCCTATTGCACATGAGGGTGGCGGAAACATGGACAGACAAAGAGTCTTGGCATGGTTGAAAGATATACTTGAGTCACCATCAACAAAAGTTTTTCATAATGCTATCTACGATGTTTGTTGGCTACGGGCAATGGGATTCAAAATAAACGGTGACATAGCCTGCACAATGATTGCATCTGCCTTGACCGATGAGAACAGATTTCGCTATGATCTCAATAGTTTATCATGGCATTACCTGGGCTATGGTAAGAACGAGGCCGCTCTTGCAGAGGCTGCATCCGAGTGGGGCATAGATCCAAAATCAGAAATGTATAAACTACCTGCGATGCATGTTGGTGCATACGCTGAACGTGATGCTGAAGTTACATTGGGACTCTGGCAAGAAATGAAAAAAGAAATTATTAGTCAGGACCTGGAAGATATATTTGACCTGGAGTCTGATTTGTTTCCATGCCTTGTTGACATGAGATTCAAAGGTGTACGTGTAGATGTAGAACGAGCTCACGCAATGAAAAAAGAATTTGTAACAAAAGAAAAAGAATTACTGCACAAGATAAAAGGTGAGACAAATATTGATACACAAATTTGGGCAGCTAGATCTATTGCAAATGTATTTGATATGTTGAGATTAGAATATCCGACAACAGATAAAACAGGTGCACCATCATTTACAAAAAACTTTTTACAAGAACATAGTCATCCTGTTGTTAAGATGATTGCACAAGCAAGAGAGATTAACAAAGCACACACAACATTTTTAGATTCTATTCTTAGATACGAGCATAAGGGTAGAATACACGCTGAGATAAACCAACTCAGATCACAAACCGGGGGCACGGTAACTGGTAGGTTTTCCTACCAGAATCCTAATCTACAGCAGATACCTGCTAGAAATAAAGATCTTGGACCTAAGATAAGGTCATTATTTATACCCGAGGAGGGCCATACATGGGGTTGTTTTGACTATTCTCAGCAAGAGCCTAGGTTGGTAGTGCATTATGCGTCTTTGTACAAATTACCGTCTGTATATGACGTTGTAGATGCATATACAAATGACTCTAGCTCAGACTTTCACCAGACTGTAGCAGATATGGCAGATATACCTAGGTCCCAGGCTAAAACAATTAACCTAGGATTATTTTATGGTATGGGTAAAGCTAAACTTCAGGCAGAGCTAGGTGTAACAAAGGACAAAGCAGCAGAATTATTTAATACGTATCACTCACGTGTACCATTCGTAAAACAATTGATGGAGAAAGCATCGAACAGAGCACAAGACCGTGGACAGATACGAACACTGCTGGGTAGACTATGCAGGTTTCACCTGTGGGAACCTAATAGTTTTGGTATGCATAAAGCTATGACTCACGAAGATGCACTCAGGGAGCACGGACCGGGGATCAGGATTC